GCAGGGAAGGAAACATCGGCCAGGGATTACCACCCTCTGCGAGCCGCGCAGCGTTCCAGAGCGACTGCAAAAGCACTAGCCCTCCTGGGTGGTCTCAGGTCTAGTGTGAATGAATCTGGCGTCAAGCGAGCACTGGCAGGAATCCCAAGAGTGACCCTGCGGGTGGGGTGGTTGGTCATACCACCTTGGAGGTTCTGTTGTCTAAATAATCAGACAGGAGAACAGACAGTTGACAGACTGTTTTATCTATGATCTAGTGTTGTCTCTCGTTAATCTTATCTAAGGTGATCTTATGAAACTGTGCATTCACTGCAAACATCTCCTGCCCCGCGATGGGGACCCGGACTTCACGCTCGCCAAGTGCGCTGCATTTTTCAACATTCATCCCGTCTCTGGCGCGAAGATGTACTCCTATGCCTTCAACCAAAGAATGTACCTAGTCAACACGGGTGAAGGAAAGTGTGGAGAAGCTGCTGTTTTCTGGGAAGCCAAAGAGGTACACAACGATGAGTGACTTCAGCCCAGAGATCCGCAACAGTGCTTGGTGGTCAGGCGACTCTAGGATGGCCGCTAATGGCCGTGCTGCTGAAGCTATCCTCGTTAAGCAGGGCAAGATCATTCCTGAGGACATCTCCGATAAGGAGAACGTCAAGATGGGTCATGTCATGCAACCCGTCATTGGCAGGCTTGTGCAGGACCGATTGCAGGTAGAGTTGAAGGACGCTGACTACTCCATGACTCACCCCAAAGAACCCTGGCTTAGAAGTCACTTCGACTTCATCTCTGCTGATGGTTCTTTCCTGGTCGAGGCCAAGAACTACAATGGCAGTCAGCGCAAGAAGTTCGATGAGTCCGGCATCATGCCTGACGCTGATCGTGTCCAGTGTATCCACGAGGCTACAGTTCACGGCATCAACAAGGTATATCTGGCTGTCTTGTTGGGAGGCCAAGAGCTACAAGTAATCCCAGTTGATGTCACCCCTGACATGATGCTCGAACACATCAAGTGGGCTGCTAAGTGGTGGAGCTATGTGGCATCTAACACTGAACCTGAACCTGAGACTATCGAGCAAGCAAGATTGCTCTTCCCGACGTCAGAGGCTTCTGTTGCTACTGCTAACGCCGAACTAGAGTCTGTCCTTGCTAGGCTTTCTAGCCTCACAGAACAGCGTAAGAGCCTGGAAGATGCAGAGGAGCAGCACAAGTTAGCAGTGATGCGTTTTATGCGCGACAGGGACGTTCTAACGTCTGTTGATGGTAGTGTGCTGGCAACTTGGAAGTCTGCCAAGGGATCGAGGAAGTTCGATGCCACTGCTTTCAAGGAAGCCTATCCTCAGATGTACGATCAGTTCGTCCGGGAGGTTCCCGGATCTAGAAGGTTCCTTATCAAATGAATGAAGAAGTCAACGACGATGATGTGTGGCACTTGTACAGAGCACTTGCAATGGCTGCATTTATCATCAAACGAGAGAATCCATACCATCATCAAAGCAAACAGATGATCAAGGATTCAGCTTCTGAATATGCCAATCTTATGTGTGAAGGAATAGAACATGAGCCAGTTAATCACCGTTGATCAAATACAGACGATGGCTAATGCTGTCGTCAAATCACAACTATTTGGGATGAAGACAGTAGAACAAGCTACTGCTCTCATGCTTATCGCCCAGGCAGAGGGCTATCACCCTGCTCTCGCAGCGCGTGACTATCACATCATCCAAGGTCGACCAACCCTGAAAGCAGAAACCATGATGGCGAGGTTCCAGCAGCAGGGTGGCAAGGTTGACTGGAAGACCTTAACGGACGAGGAAGTAACCGCTACCTTTTCTCACCCTTCCGGTGGTTCTGCGACGATCACCTGGACAATTGAGCAGGCCAAGAAGGCGAATTTGACCGGCAAGGACAACTGGAAGAACTATCCTCGTGCGATGTTGCGTGCACGGGTTGTATCGGAAGGTATCAGGACGGTCTTCCCAGGCGTTGTGCTGGGCGTCTACACGCCTGAGGAAGTGCAGGACATACCTACACAACCAAAGACCCGTGATATGGGCACTGTGGACGTTGTAGAGGCCGTGGAGGAGGAGAAGGTAGACCATCCCTTTTCACTCTTTCTTGCAGACGGATCTGTCTACAAGGGCTACCCGGATTTCACCGAGTACATGGAGGGCATTAGGTCTATGGTTGCGAAGATAACCAATAGCACCAAGTTCAGCGAGGAAGAGAAGAAGGCCAAGATCACTTCTCTCTTGACTGCCAACAGCAAGCAGATAGAAGCACTGCCTGCTCTTGCCAAGATCCAGTTGAAGGGTGCTCTTATCGGGGAGGGATCGAACCTCCCAAACGCAATCAGGGAAGGCCCCGACCCGGAGACATCGGAGGAACTGTAAGCGGATTTTATCGTATAGGTCAGATCAACATCAGAGGTTTTCATGAGTTACGGCAAAAGCGAATATCCGGTGACCCCCGGCAAAACAATTCTTTTCTCGAAAGATCCCTCCCAAAAGAAGAACCCTAATCAACCAGACTGGGATGGTGATTTAGTTCTCACTAGATCATATACAGAAGGTCAAACCCTGAAGTTAAGCATCTGGAAGTCTATGGCTAAGAACGGGAAAGAGTACTTTACCGTCAAAGAAAATACATACTTCAAAGATAAGGAGCTGACCGATAACGCTCCCAAGGAAGTGCCTGCTTCATACAAGCCATACGGTGGGACGTTCAAGAAGCCGGTGGATGACGATAGCGACGTGCCTTTCTGATGACGCCCACCCAGAGGTCTTTGGAGTACCTGCGTGAACAAGGTTATCTCTGCGCCATAGTCGAGAAGTGGAATCCACACGCTCGGATACGGCAGGATCTCTGGGGTTGGTGCGATATCTTGGCTATCCGCAAGAACGAAGTTCTGGCAGTCCAAGTCACTGCATCTGGGGTGTCAGACCGTATCAAGAAGATCACTGCATCTGAGACGGTAGGGCCTGTCAGGGAAGCAGGCATCAGGATAGAAGTACACGGGTGGCGGAAGAACTCCGCTGGTAAATATGTAATGAGGATTGAGGATATATCGTGACCAGTCTATTTATAGCCACACCTATGTATGGTGGGATGTGCACAGGGTTCTACCTGCAATCAATGCTTGCACTCGTGAGTGTTGCCAAGCAGGCAGAGATAGAAGTTTCCTGCTCTTTCATGTTCAACGAAAGTCTGATCCAGCGAGCTAGGAACGGTCTAGCACACCAGTTCTTGAAGACAGAATGCACTCACCTGATGTTCATCGACGCTGACATCCGGTTTGATGCCAACGACATCCTGTCAATGGTTGCAGCAGACAAGGACATCATCTGTGGTCTTTACCCGAAGAAGGAGATCAACTGGCAGCAGGTAGCACTTTCTGCCGCTGCTGGTGTACCGATAGATCAGCTCAAGAACCACACTGGTGCGATGGTAGTTAACCTAGTAGGTCAAGTTGGAGATGTCATTGTCCCTGCCGCTGAACCTCTAGAGATCGTCAACGGTGGCACTGGATTCATGCTCATCAAGCGTGAAGTGTTTGAATCACTCAAACCTTTTGTAGCCACCTATCACAACGATGTGCTGGACACGGCAGGCACGTTCAAGCCTGACCTCATGCACGAATACTTCCCCGTGATGGTGGAGAATTCACGACTGCTCTCAGAGGACTTTGCGTTTTGCACAATTGCAAGAAAGCAGGGGTATAACATCTATGCCGCACCCTGGGTACGACTTGGGCACTACGGCAGCTACCTTTTCGAAGGTTCCCTAATCCCTGCACCTTAACGGAGTTTGTTATGAAAGATCAGATACTTGACGCAATCGGTGGTTCAGAGCCAGTTGATGCACTCAACGCACTATTCTCAGTCGCGTTCTTGGTTGCCAAAGCCTCTAACATCAACGAGTTCACTTTGGGAAGCCTCTTCTCTTCCACTATGGACGCCCTCTTCCAAGCGCATGAAGACGAGGACGTAGAAGACAACGAGGAAGAGGAAGAGGAAGAAGCAGAAGAGATCGACGAACAAACGGACTGAGCCTTATTTCTTAGCCGTTCTGGCAGATCTACGGAAGGCTGAGGCAGTTGGGTAACCCTTCTGCCCCGGCCTTTTCGCAGGAAGTCCAAGTTTTCTACGCCGGTTGATGTTGTAGTACAGACCTTTATTTGCCATTTCGTATTCCTATTACATCTAGGTTGAACTTAGATACGTTGACCACTTGTCAGAAACTTTACCTGTTTTCTGACGATGAATAGTTGCTAACGACATCCCCATCTTCTCCTGGCTGCTTTCCCGCGCTCCCCCGTCCACCCTCTTGAACGGGCACAGAAACTCTTGTGGCGCGGTCCTGACTTGGTAGGCGCTTGCAGGTTAGAACCAGCAGCACGAGCCTTAGCTCTACCCTTGGCAGTCAGTCCAGCACCACGGCTGGCAGGCAACTTCTCTCCCCTGCCAACGCTTAAATTTGGAAACTTCTTCCTCACAGTGTACTCACATCAATGAGCGACCCCCGAAAGTCAATGATACCCTCGGAATGCTTACTCACCAACTCAGGCCACAATAGCTTGTTGTCTTTCATGGTCAGGACAGCAAAGCCAGACCTCCAGTTGACCGGACTGTCTTCCAAGTAATCCAAGAACTGGGGTCCATCTATTTCTGCCAGAGTCCCGGTGTCTACCCCCCATCTCGTTCCTTTGTAGTCCCCAAAGGGCGTGACCTTGAGCGAATGCAAGTGGCCGGTGACGATGCTGGTTCCAGAGTTCACGGTGTTGTTGTGAGTCGCATGAATACCATTTTTGTACCTATGCTTAATCACTACATTTTCAGACAGCCAACAAGTCCAGCAGGGATGCCATTTCGGAAAATGGTCCTTGAGATTTGTACCCTGCACATTCTCAAACTCTGGGGCAGCTTGAGCCAAGCGTGTCTCAAAACGGCTATCGTGGTTCCCCAGCGGCCATACCAGTTGAGTATGGTGTCTTGCCTTTTCACAAGCCTCTTCGATCTCCCTCATAGCCTCCTGGCAGGCATCTAACTCCTGCTTCACGTTTGGCCTATGCGTCCACCCTATGCGTGGGAATCTAGATATAGATGCACCATCAAAGATGTCGCCGTTGGCAACCACAACGTGCGGTTTAAGGGTGTTTATCGCCCACAACAAGCCTTTGAAAGCAGTTGTGCGAATCCCTGGCCAGAAGTGTGCGTCTGAGAAGACTAGGGCTATCCCGTCTGTAAGACCAGCTTGATGTCTGGCCTTTTGTACATGGGGCTTTAGGCCTATGCTGGTAAGTTCTACTTTCAACCTACCTTCTATTTGTCGCCTTCTGGTATGAGCGTGTCGCTCAGAGATACCTAATATTTTTGCCACCTTCATAGCACTGTTGTGCTTACTCCATAACTCAAGAAACTCTTGGTCAGGTATCGTTGGCTTGCTTGGCATGATTCAGCCCCGTGGTACGGAACCTGTCAAATAGCACACAATTGTTACAGAAGATCAGCTTCTGCTTGTCTGCGTTTTAATAATCCTGGCAAGACCTTTCCTCCAGCCTTGCACCATTTCATTAACTCAACCTTGGCTGCTTCCCAGTTCTGCTCGTTAACCTTCTTCTTGAGAGTAGAAGTCTGGAGCTTGCCAACGCCCAGGTTGTAGCAGAAGTCTACGATAGCGTTAAGCCTTTTTGTGTCCGTTATTAGACCAGGACAGTGGCGCAAGGCCCCCGGTAAATACGTGTGCCTTAGTTCGTATTCCAATAGCGCCTGTGCTTGCTCTCGGGTCATCGGCTGGTCTTGCAGCGTCACCCGTTTGCCGTTGCTGTACTGGGTTGACCCGAAACCAATTGTGGGGATCGAGGCAGGACAGAGGTACGGCGACCCTCGGAAACCTTCGAAACGCTGGCATAACGCAATCGCTATAGAGAGATCAAAGTCCACGCTTTGCCAGAGTCCTGTCGAGGAACCAATAGTTCAACGTGCCAGACACGAGAGCAGAGAAGTCTGCGCTCATCACCAGTTTGAAGACCTCTGTAGGCTCCATCCCGGTATGCCATGAAGAATAGCCCAGCCAAAGGTGTACGCATGACCAAACAAACAAGATCCAGTAAGTAACAACAGGGCGTACAGAGGCAGATAGTGAAGCTGCGAAGCCACCAGAAGCCTTAGCCATCTCAGTCTGAGATTCAATCGCCGCATTGAAAGCATTCATGACTCCTGCATCAACCGTTGCCTCGTGCTGTGCGCCGATCTCTGCCATCTTCTGCTGGCCTCTCTGCGCCTCCAGTTCACACTGTCGGTTGAACATCTCTAGCTCATGACCGCGCTCGTTCTTCTTGTCTAGGAACTTCAGAACCTCCGGTGCTAGACGGAAGATACCGCCCAGCAAGGAGCCAAAGATGCCACCAGACAAGAGTTCAAGCATTAGATGCCTTCTCCGGGAGTGACGTAGATCGTGTGAGATCCGGTCGAAGTAATGAAAGATATAAACACATTCGCGCTGGCAGAACACTGAGGTCCACTCAACACAATTGATTCTTGTGGCCTGATAGGGACTCCATACCCCGGAGTGCCAGACGTTGG